AAGATATTGAAAAAGAATTAATAACGGCAAATGCAGGGGCAATAAAAGCGATTGATTTAGCAAACGCAGCTAAAAAACCTGCTGAAACTGCATTAAATGCAAATAAAGAATTGCTTGTTAAATTTCAAAATTTTGTTAAGCAAATGAAAGATTTAGGTATAGAAAGCCCACAAAGAGAAGTGGAAAATGGAATAGTTCGAATAAAAGAAAATATAAAGGCTATTGAAAACCTTATAGGAAATTTAGCTAAAATTTAAAATAAATTAAAATGGCAGAAAGAACAGTTAGCAAAGCAAGTCCAAAAGGCGGCAGACGTGGTTGCCTATGTGAAGACGGAACTTATAACAAAAAATGTTGTGACGGAAGTTTACACGCTCAAGGAATAGGTAAAACAGCGAGTGTAACACCTCAAAATGTAACGGCAACGGAAAACAACGGAGTAAGGGTTACAATACGTCAAAACGGATAAAAAAGGTAACAGAATAATAATTTAAAACGTTTAAGAAATATGAACACGAGAAAAACAGTTTACGACAAGTTGTTTACCGAAAAGGTAGAGTTAGCAAAACACGAAGTTGAGTTAGCTTCTATTGATGAAATTCAAAATAGATATAGCGAGTTATATAAAAAACATTTTGGTAAAGCAAGTAATTTAATTTCCGAAGCAAAAAACGAGTTGAGAACATTTATTGATGAAATGGAAAGTTTATCAAAAGAAGGGGTTGATATTGCTAAAAAAGCCAAAGACTTAGGAATAAATGTTGAGTCAATTCCAAATTATAATGATGTTATGAAAAGAATAGCAAGAGATAAAATGCAAGCTATGGAAGATTTAACAAAAACTTTAGCTAAATATAGATAATAAATAAAAACAAAAATGAATACAAATCAAATCTTAAACAAAGTTCGAGTTCTTTTAGGAATGGAAGTGAAGTTAGAACAAATGAAATTAATGGACGGTGTAACAGTTATAGAAGCTGAGTCATTCGAGCCTGAAATGGAAGTTTTCGTAGTTACGGAAGATGACCAAAAAATACCTGTTCCAGTTGGAGAATACGAAATGGAAGACGGACGTATCTTAGTCGTAGAGGTTGAGGGTATCGTTAAGGAAGTGAAAGAGAAAATGGAAGAAGAACCAGCAATGGAAGAAGAACCAACCGTAGAAGTAGAGGTTGAAGCTAACGAAACAACAGCACCTGCGCCAAAGAAAACTATTGAAAGCGTAGTTAAAGAATCTTTCTTTTCAGAAATCGAAGCATTGAAAACTGAAAACGAAACTTTGAAAGCTGAATTGAGCGCATTGAAAACAAAAGAAGTAGAACTAAGCGAAGTTAAAGAAGAGCCGAAGCCTATTTCGTTCAATCCTGAAAATGTAAATCCTGTTGAAATTACTAAAATAGCTTCAAAAAGAGGACGCACAATTATGGATTCTGTAATGAGTAAAATAAACAAATAATAATTTAAAAACAAAAAAAAATGAGTACAACATTAGTTTCTATTTCGAATGACCCACTACGTCAATTGAATGTAGTTGAAAACATTACGGGAGCAATTACTTTGGACGCTGAGGATTCAGGCAAAGTATTTATTCTAAAAGCTGCAACAGGAGCGCAAATAACACTTCCTGCGGTTGCTTCATCTGCTGGACAAAACTACCGATTTATCGTTGGTCAATTGTTCGCTACAACTGCTTGGACTATTAAAGCAGCTTCAAACGTTATCCAAGGTGGTGTTAATGTTAATAGCGTTAACGTACCAGGAGCTGACGAAAACACGATTACATTCGCACACGCTGCTGACACAGTAGGTGATTATGTTGATTTAGTTTGTGACGGAACAAACTGGTATGTTTCAGGACTTGGAACTGCATCGGGTGCAATTACTTTAACCGTAGTTTAATATTTAAAAAATTTATAAAATGAGTACAACAAGTTCAATTACTACTACTTACGCTGGCGAGTTCGCAGGTAAGTACATCGCTGCAGCTTTATTAAGCGCACCAACATTAGAAAAAGGCGGAATTACTATCATGCCTAACGTTAAGTATAAACAAGTTATCAAACGAGTGGCTACTGACGATATTATTAAAAACGCAACTTGCGACTTCGACCCTACATCAACAGTTACTTTGACTGAAAGAATTTTGCAGCCTGAGTCTTTTCAAGTAAATTTACAATTGTGTAAGAGTGACTTTAGAGCGGATTTTGATGCCATTCAAATGGGTTATTCTGCATTTGATGTTTTGCCTAAATCTTTTGCTGATTTCTTAATCGCTCACGCTGCTGAGAAAGTTGCTGCTGGAATGGAAACTTCAATTTGGAGAGGTGTTAACGCAACAGCTGGTCAATTTGCTGGAATCATGACACAATTAACAACTGACGCTGCTTTACCTGCTGCTCAGGAAATCCCTGCTGTTGGTGGTGGTGTTACTGCTTCAAACGTTATCGCTGAGTTAGGTCTTATCGTTGATGCTTTACCTTCTGCATTGTACGGAAAAGAAGATTTA